GACGGCAGTACGCCGCTGGTCGCGACTAGTGCGAACAGCGCCAATATCAAGAACCTGGTCGCGGCGGTGTTCCTGGGCGTGGAGACGTCGCCGGCCGCCCGCGTGTCGCACCGCGTGACCGAGGTCCTCGGCTTGACGGCGGCGGCGACGGCGGCGCGGGTCACCCAGGCCCCGATGGAACTGCTCGCGCTGTCGGTCGTGCCGCCGCGGGTCACGCAGGCGGCGGTCGAAGTCCTGACCCCGAACCGGATTGTGGGCGCGTTCGTCGCGGGCCAGGCGACCACCGTGACGGCGTCCCTGGCCGCGGCGTTCGGCCTGGACGGCGCGACCCATACGCACAGCCAGAGCGGCCTGCTGCAGGTCTACGGCGACCTGGGGGCGACCGGGACCGTTCAGGTGGGCGACGTGTCGGGCGTGACGGCGACGACGCTCCTGGGCCACGGCACGGACGCCGCGATCGAGGCGGTGACGGTCGGCCCGGGCCTCGAGCTCGTCGGGAACGTCCTGGATGTCACGCCGTCGCTCAGTGCCTCGGCGTTCTTCTACCGCATCGACACGGCCATCACGGTCGCCGACCCCGGCCTGGGGAAGGTCCGGTACAACCACGCGACGCAGGCGAGTGCGACCGTGCTGATCTTCGACTGGCTGACCGACGACGGGTTCGACACGCAGGTGTTGTTTCAGCTGTTCGCGCCGACGACGCGGCTGCTGGTGCAGGAGAAAGCGTCCGCGGCGGTCTATCAGCGGTGGGACATCACCGCCACGGCGACCAACCTGGCGGGGTACTTCACGGTGCCGGTGACGTTCGTCGGATCGGGCGGCAGCGGCGTGTTTGCGAACGGGACGCGGGTCGCGTTCATCGTGCTGCCCGCGTAGGAGGGCGTATGGATTTGATTCTGCTCATCGTCGCTATTGCCGTCGTGGGCTTCGTGGTGTGGCTCATCACCACGCAGGTGCCGATGCCGCCTGGCTGGGCGAAGGTCATCCAGGGCGTCACGCTGGTGGTCCTGGTGCTGTGGCTGCTCTCGCACCTGCTCACCCTGCCGAACGTGCTGCCGCGCTAGGGTCGCCGCACGGCAGAGGCCGGGAACGTGTAGCTGAGGAGCCCTGGCGTGTGTCGCTCTCGTCGGCCCAGGGGGCGACCCGCGATGAGTTTCCGGATGGCTTTCTTGGCCTTCCTCGGGCGGGTCCGACCGTCGTCCCGCACCAGTTGCCTGGGGTCGATCTCGATCTCATCGTCCCCCCCAAAGGCGAGGGTGAACGAGACGGGGCCCATCTGTTGCAGTCCCTTCACGTACATCTAGCACCTTAATTATTCAGATTCTATTCATCGTCCGCGCGCAGGAACGCGAGAAACTCGTTCAGCACTTCGAGGTACGCGATGCGTTCGTCGTGCAGCTCGCGTTCCGACCACGGCGCGTGTTCGTCCGGCCACGTCCGCATGCGGGCGACCAGCGCGGTCCGTTCTTCTTCCAAGCGGTGGATCACGTCGTTTCTGGTCAGCGTCATGGCAACCTCTGCGTCAGCACCAGGCGTACATACGTCGACAGCGACAAGCCACAATCGCCGGCCTGGGCTTGCACCGCGGCGTATTCCCCGTGCGTGAGGCGCACCAGAATCGTCTTCGTCCGACGTTTCGCTGGGGGCAACGGGTGGCGTCCCATGCCCGAATACTACGCCCCGGTAGCGTGCTTGTCGTTGCGCGCGGACGCCTCACAAGATCTAGATCTCCCGGGCACACGCGATCTATTCCCTGCTTGTTGCTGCAGCGGCCCCGCCGACGTACGCAAGCCCTACCAGTGCCCTGCACGGCGAGGCTTACAGGTAAAGGCCCCCTCGCCGATTTCTCTCACTGGATTCTCTGACGCCACATGAACCCCCGCCGTACGGGGACAAGCATCTGCCCGGGTTGTCATCGCGAGGACATTGCCCGGTGAGCAGCGTCTAAGATCGTGCCTGGGTCCGGCTGCTGAACGATCCAGCTTGAAGCTCTGCCGTGAGCATAGGGACGTTGATACACCGTGCGTATCACCCAGGGCGGGGTACCTGTCAGCTCTTGATCTAAAGAAGCACGGATTCACGGGTTAGGCTTCTGAAAGCACGAACCGTGACCGTCCCTTATCCAAGGGCCGAACAGGGGTGTGGTCGGGGAATTGTGTTGAGGTGCTTGTCAGAGGGGCGGAAGGCGTTTAGACTGTGCCTGCCGTGATCCCTCGTGTGCTCGCAACACACGACCGCGGTATCGCTACCGCGGCGGTCAAACCCATTTGACCGCCGCGGCCTTTATATCCTGCCCGCCACCGCGCAAGCAAGGTAGAACTCTACGCCTCGGTAGGGAGATTTTCTACCTCCAATTGTGTAACTTTGTTCTCCGCCCACGATCCGACTACCATATGTTGGGGTAAGTGCTTGGCGTACAACAACATGCAGATATTGGCCGTATCCGCCAACCGTCCGCGGCCGACCCCATGACGCGCAGCGAGGCGATCGACGCGCTCGGCACCGCCCTGGCCACCGCGCAGGCGGCGATCACGCCGGCCAAAAAAGACAGTGAGAACCCCCATTTCCGCTCGAAGTATGCGGACCTCGCCTCGATCTGGGACGCGTGCCGGGCCGCGCTCACGACCGCGGGCCTGTCGGTGATTCAGTCGCCGCGGCTGCGCGTCGACGGCGAGACCTGGTGTGTCGACCTCGAAACGCTGCTCATGCACACGTCCGGGCAGTTCATCACGGACACGCTGACGTTGCCGATTGCGACGCCGACCGCGCAGGCCATCGGCAGTGCGATCACGTACGGCCGGCGCTACGCCCTCGCCGCGTTCGTGGGCGTCGCCCCTGACGATGATGACGGCCATGCCGCGACCACGCGTCGGCCCGCCTCGCGCGTCGATCGCACGACGGGCGAACTCCTGGACGCCCCGCCGCAGTCGGAAGATCGGCCCGCCGCGCCCGACATCGTCACGGTGAAGATCGCCAAGATCGTCAAACGCCCCGCCGGCGACAGTTTTCGGTACGTCATCACCGACGCCGACGACCAGCCGTACTACACGTTCTCCGAGTCCCTGGCCACGGCCGCGAAAGCCGCGCAGACGGCCGGCCTCCCCGTCGAACTCGTGTTCAGCACCAACCAGTACGGCCGGCAGATTCAGGTCGTCCGCAAACCGGAACCCGTCGACGCGGACCCCCTGCCGTTCTGAAAGGACCCGATGCGATTCTTCCTGGCCGTCGTCGTGGCGTTCTCGCTCTCGGGCTGCGGGGATACGAAGATCTACCTACCCGCCTCGCCGACGCCGGTGCCGGTGACGCCGCCGCCCGTGGTCCGCACAACGGTCGCGTTCCGCGCGATCGGCACGCCGACGTCCGTCCGCGTGCGCTACTCCACGCCGGCCGACGGCCTCGCGCAAATCGTCACCACGCTGCCGTGGTCGGGGTCGTTCGAGACGACCGCCGACAATCTCTTTCTGTCCATCGAAGGCGTCCCGCTGCAGGCGTCGCTGCTGACGGGGTCGCCGTTCTTCGGCGTGCAAATCATTGTCAATGGATCGCTGTTTCGCGAAGCGACGTCCTCGACGCTGCTGCTCGAAACGCTCACGGCGTCCGGGACCTGGCGACGGTGAAGGCCACGATCACGTCGCGCGGCGTCACGTTCCGACGTCCCGCGTCGGACGAAAAGACCGAACAAGGGTCGATTCTGAATCTCGTCGGGCATCTCGGCGGCGTGGCCTACGTGCTCGGCACGCGACGCGCGCAGTACTGCGGCGTCTGCGGTGGGCGCAATCAGGACCAAGGGACACGCCAAACACCCGGCATCGCCGACCTCTATGTGTTGCTGCCGCCCACGCCGACCGCGTCGCGCTGGACGCCGCTGTGGATTGAAGTCAAAGGCCGGGGCGGGACGCTGTCCCCCGACCAGGTCGCGTTCCGGGACGCCTGCGTCCGCACGCAGCACGCCCACCTGGTCGGCGGCCTCGATGAAGTGATCGCGTATCTGGCCGCGCACGGCTGGATTCCGGATCAGGGACGGCGCTATGCCTGACAAATTGCCCATCCGGTTTCTGGTGTGTCACCCGTCCCCGCGTCCCGGCGACGAAGAAGGCACCTGCCCGATCTGTCAGAAGCCCGTGCGGTATCAGCCGCCGGCGGCGGACTGTCGCCTCGTGACCGTGTGCCGCTCGTGTTTCCTCGTCCACTGCCCGCCTGAGGCGCTCGAAGAACTCCTGAGTCTGTGGTGGGTGCCGTGCTGACCTGGCTGCTCTCTAGGCTGCGGCTGTGTCCGCACACCACGCTGATTCGCCTGCACGTCGACGGCGTCTGGTACTTCGTCTGTGAGTGTGGGTATCGCACGCCCATGATCACGCGCCCACCCAAACCGAAGGCGACCTGATGCCAGATCGGGCGCGGTCGTTTTGTGTCGTCCCCGGCTGCGGCGTGATCACCCCCCGCCGTCGCTGTCCCCCCCATGCCGTCGCGTACGAACACACCCGCCCCAACTACCGGGAGCGGACCTGGTATCGCACGCCGCAATGGAAGGCCCTGCGTCGGCAACTGCTCATCGACCAGGCGTATCAATGCGCGGTCTGTCGGCAGATCACGCTCCGGCCCGAAGTCGACCACATTCAGAAACACCTGGGCGACCTGGCGCGCTTCTGGGATCGCGCGAATCTGCAGCTGCTCTGTCGCGCATGTCATCAAGCGAAAACACGACGGGGTGCGTAGGTCCCCCCATCATGCCCCCCACACAGCCCACCGTCCCCGTGCACACGCCCGCAGGCGCGACCGTCCCGTCACCCTTCTGTCCGTATGCCCCCTTATGTCCACGACGGAGTCGGGCCGACGTGGAACCATGGATCGAATCTGGTCCAGATCTATGGAAGCGATCGATCGTGTGTCGTGACTGTCGCGCCCGCGGCGAGCAAGCGACCCGCGTCGACCCACGGGGGGAGGGCAAACGTTGCGACGTCGATCAGTCAGAAACCACCCCGGAGGTACGTGTGACCATTGCACGTCCGACCGATGCCTGACGCGGTGGCGACCCCCCCGCGACGGGACCGCCGTGGGGGCTGGAACGCGATCGTACCCATCCGCCACGATGGGCCAACCGTCCCCGCGGCCCCCGCACAGGACCCGATTACGTTCATCAATAGCCTGCAGCACACCAAAGGGAAGTTTGCCGGGTCCACGTTCAACCTGCGGCCCTGGCAACGGGCGATCGTGAAGCAGATTTTTCGCACCCGGCGCGACGGGATGCGGCAATACCGCACGGCGCTGCTGATGTTGCCTCGGAAGAACGGCAAGACCGAACTCGCCGCGGCGATTGCGCTCTATGGCCTCTTGGCCGACGGGGAAACGGGCGCGGAAGTGTATTCGGCGGCCGCGGACCGCGACCAGGCGGGCCTGGTGTTCGGCGTCGCCGCGCAGATGGTCCGCAATCACCCGGAGCTCGATGCCGCCTGCTACATCGTCGAATCGCAGAAGCGGATCGTCCATCGCGCCTCGGGGTCGTTCTACAAAGCCATCAGCGCCGAGGCCCACAGCAAACACGGGTTCAACGCGTCGATGGTGATCTACGACGAGTTGCACGCCGCGCCCGACCGCGAACTGTACGACGTGCTGTCGACGTCAACCGGCGCACGGGCGCAACCACTGATGCTCGCGATCAGTACGGCGGGCTACGACCGCCATTCGATTCTGTGGGAGCTATATAGCCACGCGAAGAACGTCGCCGAGAATCCGAAGATTGACCGGACCTTCCTGCCGCTGATTTTTGAAGCCCCGCCCGGCGCGGATTGGACCAGCCGCAAGGTCTGGAGGGCGTGTAACCCCGCGCTGGGCGACTTCCGGTCGATCGATGAAATGGCGCAGGCGTGCGACCGCGCCAAACAGATCCCCGCGCAGGAGAACACGTTTCGCCGGCTGTATCTGAACCAGTGGACCGAACAGGCCTCGCGCTGGCTGGCCGTGTCGGCGTGGGACGCGTGCGAAGCGCCGATCGCGGCCCTGGACGGGCGACGGTGCTACGTGGGGATGGACCTGTCGACGACGACCGACCTGTCGGCGTTGGTCGCCGTGTTCCCTGCGGATGACGGCGGCTTCGACGTCCTGGCGCAGTTCTTCGTCCCCGCCGACCGCATCCGGGAACGCGCCCGGCGCGACCATGTGCCGTTCGACGAATGGGCGCGGCAAGGCGTCCTGACGGCGACCCCGGGCGCAGTCGTCGACTACGACGCGATTCGCCGCGTGCTGCAGGCGTGGGCCGTGCGGTTCGACCTGCAGCAGATCGGCTTCGACCCGTGGAACGCGACCGATCTGACGACCCGGCTGCAGGCGCAGGACGGGTTACCGTGTGTCGCGATTCGCCAGGGCTTCAGCAGCCTCTCCGCGCCGACGAAGTCCCTGGAAACCGCGGTGCTGTCGCGCCGGCTGCGGCATGACGGACACCCGATCCTGCGGTGGAACGTCGCGAACGTCGCGGTCGAAACGGACGCGTCGGGCAATTTGAAGCCGAGTAAGCCGAAGTCGACCGAACGGATTGACGGCGTCGTCGCGCTGATCATGGCCGTCGATCTGCTGGACCGCGCCCAGGGCGACGTCGCCGCGTCGTACCTGATGGAGGTCGTATGAGCAAGCGGATCGGGCGTCCCCCGCTGGACCCGACCGACCCGTCAGTCCGCGTCGCGTTCCGCCTGACGACCAAGCAATACGATCAGGTGTATCACCGGGCGACCGCGTCCCGGCTGACCGTGTCGGAATACCTGCGCGCGGTGGTCACGAAAGCCGCCGCGGCGGCCCGTCGCGAGGTGTGACCTGCCCTGTCACACCTTTGGTCCGCTGAACTAGGCCCGCGGCCCGCGCCCGTCGACCCTAGACGGCGTGGATCGCGCCTACAGCCTACTGACGGTTAAGGCGCTGGACGCATCCACCCGGCGCATCTCGGGGATCGCCTCGACGCCGGACGTCGACCGCGACGGCGACTCGATTGACCCGGCCGGCGTCACGTTCAAGAACCCGATCCCGCTGCTCTTTCATCACCGGCAAACCGAACCGATCGGGACGGCGGTCCTGGCCGTCACGCCCGACGGCATCACGTTCGACGCGACGCTGCCGATCGTCGACGACCCCGGGGCGCTCAAGACCCGCGTCGATGACGCCTGGCAGTCGCTCACAGCCGGCGTCCTCTCGGGCGCGTCCATCGGGTTCCGCATCCTGGCCGACGGCGTCAAGCACCTCGGCCCCGGGCGTCGGCACCTGACGCGGACCGAAATCTGCGAACTGTCGCTCGTCACCATCCCCGCCAATGCGAACGCGACGATCCGCCTGGTCAAGTCCCTGGCCGGGTCGCGCCTGGAGTCCCGCGCTATGACTGCTGCTGACCACGTCGCGAATCTGGAAACGAAGCGCACCACGATCGCCGCGCAGATGGCGGACCTGTTGACCGTCGCCGCCGACGCTGACCGGACGCTGACCGAGGACGAATCGTCGGCCCATGACGGCCTCGGGTTGCAAGTGAAAGCGATCGACGCGGACCTGGCGCGGTGGAAAGCCCAGGAACGCGTCCAGATGGCCGAGGCCAAGGCCGTCGCCCCGCGCCCGGGGTTCGTGTCGGTGAAGTCGAACCTGGAACCCGGCATCCTGCTCGCGCGGTACGCGATTGCGAAGCTCGCCGCGAAGTTCGACGGGACCGACGCGGCGACCTACGCCCAGGCCCGCTGGAAGGACACGCCGGAAGTCGCCCTGGCGCTGAAGGCCGCGGTCGCGGCCGGCAGCACCACGGACGCGACGTGGGCCAAGCCGCTCGTCAACAACAGCATCAGCTCGGACTTCCTGCCGCTGCTCCGCGCGGCGACCATCCTCGGCAAAATCTCCGGGTTGAAGAACGTCCCGTTCAACGTGTCGATCCCGTCGCAAACGGGGACGGGCGCGGTCAACTGGGTCGGCCAGGGCCTGCCGAAGCCGGTGAGTGCGATGGCGTTCTCGTCGGTCGCGCTCGACTTTGCGAAGGTCGCCGGCATCGTCGTGCTGACGCAGGAACTGATTCGCTTCTCGAACCCGAAGGCCGAAGCGATCGTCCGCGACAGTCTGGTGCAGGACATCGCGACGTTCATGGATGGGCAGTTCACGAACCCCGCCGTGGCCGCCGTCGCGAACCTGAATCCGGCGAGCATCACGAACGGCGCCCCGACCAGTGCGGCGACGACGAACCCCATCGCCGACATTCTGGGCCTCATCAATCACTTCGTCGTCGCGGGCCTGCCGCTCGACGGGCTGACCTTCATCCTGTCGCCCGCCAACGCGTTCTCCCTGGCGTTCCGCACGAACGTCGACGGGTCGCCGGAATTCCCCGGGGTCGGGCTGAACGGCGGGACCTGGCGCGGGGTCCAGTTCATCGTGTCCAGCACGGTCGGGGCGCTCGTGATCGCGCTGCTCCCGCAATACATCCTGTACGCCGATGACGGCGGCGTGACCATCGACGCGTCGACGGAAGCGTCGATTCAGATGGACTCCGCGCCCGTCGCGCCCGTCGACGCCACGGTCCATGTGTCGATGTTCCAGTCCAACATGGTCGCGATTCGCGCCGAACGCTATTCGACCTGGAAACGCATCAACGCGAACGCGGTCAAGTACCTGACCGCGACCGCCTGGCCCGCGCCGACGTCGGGCGTCGATGTGTCCGTGACCACCCGCGGCAAGGACGCGAAGGGCTAGCCCGTGGCGATCGCCGCCACGTTGCGCGCCCGCCTGCGGGCCGTGTTCGCGTCCGGGTCCCCCCGCCCGGGCGCGGGCGCGTGGGCGCCCGTGGTCCGCGAACCCTACACGGGCGCGTGGCAGGCGAACGCGGAACTGGTCGCCCCGGACGTCGCGCTGCAGAACCCGACCGTCTTTCGGTGTGTCTCACTGATTGCGACCGACATCGGCAAGCTGACGTTGCAGCTCGTGGCCATCGACGCGAACGGCATCTGGTCGCCGACGTCCTCGCCAGCGTTCTCGCCCGTGCTGCGCCGGCCGAACGCGTACCAGACGATCAGCCAGTTCCTCGAGGTCTGGATGGTGTCGCGGCTCTTGACCGGGAACGTCTACGTGCTGAAGGTCCGCGATGATCGCGGCGTCGTCATCGCGCTGCATGTCCTCGACCCGTGCCGCGTCAAGGTCCTCATCGCGCCCGACGGCGCGGTCTACTACGAGCTGCAGACGCACGAGCTGGCCGGCCTGGCGGACACGGACGCCGTCATCGTCCCCGCGCGGGAGATTATTCACGACCGCTACAACTGCGCCTATCACCCGCTGGTCGGGCTGTCGCCGCTCTACGCGTGCGGCGGGGCCGCGGCCCAGGGCATCGCGATGCAGGCCGCGTCGACGGAGTTCTTCAGCGGCGGGGGCCAACCGTCGGGCATGCTGATCCCGTCGACGAACATCGACCAGAAGACGATCGACCGCCTCAAGGCGACGTGGCGCACGATGGGGCCGGGCGAAACCGCGATCCTCGGCACCGCGATGAAGTACGAACCCGTGTCCACGTCGGCCAACGACGCGCAATGGGATCAGCAAGCCGACTGGACGACGAAAACGATCGCGGGCTGTTTCGGCGTCCCGGTCAGCATGGTCGACAGTTCGATTCAACCGCCGTATGCGAACAGTGAAGCGTCGGCCCTGCAGTATCACTCGCAGTGTCTGCAGACGCACCTGACCGCGATCGAAACGTGTCTCGATGCGGGCCTCGATCTGCCGTTCCCCTACGGGACGGAATTCGACCTGGACGATCTGATCTGGATGGATACGGCCACAAAGACCAAAGCGGCCCACGACGCGATCAGCGCGGGCGCGATGAGTCCGAACGAAGCCCGCCGCAAGTACTTCGGCCTGGGGCCGGTCCCGGGCGGCGACACGCCGTATCTGCAGAGTCAGTACTACAGCCTCGAAGCCCTGGCGAAGCGGGACCTCGCCGTGCCGGCCGACCCCGCCGCGACGCCCGCGGTCGCGCCCGATCCCGCGGAGGTCCCCGCATGACGCTGGAATATTCGCGCGTCACCTGCGTCCCGCTCTGGACCGTCGCCGACCTCAAAGCGATCCAGCTCCGCATCACCGACGCGGCCCAGGATGCGGACGTGCAAGAGAAGCTGGACGCCGCGCAGGAATACGTCCTGGCGTATCTCGGGCCGGCGGGCGATGCGACCTGGACGCCCGAGACGGTCCCCCGCGCGGTCAAGCACGCGATCGCCATGCTGACGGTGCATCTGTACGAGAACCGAGGCGACACGCTCGGCCTGAACCAACTGCAGGACGGGATCATCTGGCGTGAACTGTCGAACCTGCTCGCGTTCCATCGCGACCCGGGGATGGGCTGATGGCGATCGGCGCGTATCGGCATCTCGTCACGCTGCGGCATCCGGGGCAGGCGATCGACCCGCCGACCTGGTACTGCTCGATCGCGTCGGCCGCGGTCCAGGTCGTCGACGGCCAGGCGGCGTTCTTCGTCCGCGGGCGGTACCACGGCGGGCTGACGCTCGACACGCAGATCGAATTTGAAGGGCGCGTGTTCCAGGTCCAGGCGATCGCCGACCAGGACGAACGCCACCGCGAAGTCTCACTCGTCTGTGTGGAGGTCGTCGCCCGTGGCCGCGAACCAGTTACGCATTGACGGCCTGGAGGAACTGCGGCGGGCGCTGCTCGCGCTGCCCGCGGATCTGGTCGCCGACGCCGCGACGGTCGTGCGGACCGCCGCGAACGACACCGCCAGGGACATCACCGCCGCGTATGGCGCGGTCCGTCGCACCGGCAACCTGCAATCGCACGTCCGCGTCGACCACGGCGGGACACGCGCGGGCGCGACCTCGCGCGTCGTGTCGACCGCGCGACACGCCTACATCTACGAACGAGGCACGGTCGCCCGGCAATGGAAGAACGGCAAGTCGACCGGCGTCATGCCGGCCGCGAATCAATTCATCCCGATCGCGATGGCTCGACGACAAGTCATGGTCGACGCCCTGATGGAAGTCGTCGAACGGACGGGCCTCACGGTTCGCCCGGTGATCTAACCCCAAGGTCCTAGAGGAGTCCCCCATGCCCGCACCCGCAGTCCCCACGAACAACCCCGGCACGCACGGCAAGGAAGGCGTGATCGCGATGAAGATGCTGGAAGGCGATCCCTGGACCGCCATCGGCAACATCAGCGAATACAACCTGTCGATGGCGAAGGACAAGGTCGAAACGACGTCCCTCGGCGACGGCAACAAGCGCTACGTCCTCGGCCTCAAGGACCTGTCCGGCACCTTCACGGCGTTCTGGGATCGCCTGTCGGATGTCATCTTCGACGCGTCCGATACCGACGCCGGCTGCTACCTGGCCATCTGGCCGTCGTCGACCTCGGAGCAGTCGTGGTCCGGTCCCGCGCACCTGGACGCGTCCATCAAGGGCGGCGTCACCAGCGCGGTGACGATCGATGCGACCTTCGTCGCCAATGGCAACTGGACCCGCAGCAGCCCCGTCGCCGCGACGGGCGCGACCGGCACGCCGTCGGGCGCGGGGACGTTCACGCCGGCCGGCGCGACGCCGCCCGCGGACCTGGCCGGCATGACCGGCTTGACCGCGACGCCGTCGTCGGCCTGGACCACGGGCCAGTACGTGCAGCTCGGCGACGGGTCGAAAGCGCATTGGAACGGCACCACCTGGACCGCGGGCGTCGCGCCCTGACGTCATGGCGGTCACCGAAGGACCGCGGCATCGGATCGTCATCGAAGGCCTGGCGGGCGTCGTCCGGCAGGGCTATGCCCACGCGGCGACGCTCGGGCGGTGGCGCGTCGAAGGCGACGCGTTCACCGCCGACGTCGCCCGCGTCGTCGACGCGTTCCGGCTGACGCAATCACCGCTGACGCTCGAACTGACGTACCCGACGGGTCCCCCGACCCGTCGGGGCCTGGTCGACGTCCGCGTCGCCGCCGGCCGACTCTCGGCCCGGCTGATCAAACTCCGTTAGAAGGGACCCCATGGGATCGCGCTATCGCAAACAAGAATCGGTGCGGCTGACGCTCAGCGACGGCGACTATCTGATCGTCCGGTCACACCTGACCGCGGGCGAAGAACGCGGCATCTACGCGAAGCTCTGGACGGGCGGCGTCATTCATCCCGGGAAAGCGCCGACGATCGATCCCGAACATGCGGGGCTGACCCAGGTCGCCGCGTATCTGCTCGACTGGTCGATCACCGATGCCGACGATCAACCGATCGTGATTCGCGATCAGTCGTACGAGTTCATCGCGTCGGCGCTGCAGAACATGACCCCGGAGTCCCTGAAGGAAATCGTGGACGCGATCCAGGCGCACGACGCGGCGATGGCCGCGCTGCGGGCCGAGGAAAAAAAAACGCGGGCTGGATCGAACGCACCCGATCCGATCTCTACCTCTGTCGCGTGATGGGCTGGACGTATGACGAGCTGCTGGACCTGCCGGCCGACGTCTATGCCGTCCTGGTCGACACGCTGAACGCCGAAGCGGAGAAAGCGAAAAAGTAATGGCCCTGTCCGCGACGTTCACCGCGAACTTCCAAAGCTTCTATGACGCCGTCGACAAGGCGTCGGTGAAGCTCGGGGAATTTCAAGGCGGGGCGGACAAGGCCGGCGACAAGCTGAACAAGATGGCGCAGTCGTTCTCGGGCCAGAAAGTCGTGCAAGAGGCGACCCTCATGGTGAAGGCCATCGGCGGCGTCGAAGGCATCACGCAGCTGACCGAGAAAGAAATGGCCCGCCTAGGCGCGACGACCAACGAAGCGGTCGAGAAACTGAAGCGCCTGGGGAAAGAGGTGCCGAAGGATCTGCAGGCGGTCGCCGACGCGACGAAGAACGCGAACACGCAGACGATCGACTGGATGGGCAGTCTCGGCAAGATGGCCGCGACCGTGGGCATCGCGTTCAGCGTCGACGCGGTGACCAACTTTATCGGGTCCGTGTTCGACGCGGCGGGCGCGATCCAGGACCTGTCCGATCAGTGGGGGTTCTCGACCGACGCCGTCCAGGAATGGACCGCCGCGGCGAAACTGTCGGGCGTCGAATCGACCACGGTCGGCAAGTCGATCCAATTCCTGGCCGGTGAACTGAGCAAAGGCTCGGACGCGTACATCGCCCTGATCGACAACGCCGGCCTGTCGTACGAGAAATTGCGGGCGATGCCGCTCGAGGACGCGTACAGGGAAGTCATCCGGGCGATCGCCGCGATCAAGGACGAAACACTCCAACTCGATATTGCGGAAGGGCTGATCGGCAAGTCGGCGGAGAAGATGATCGGCGCGATTCGGGATGGCGTCGCCGAGAACCTGTCCGCGCAAGCGAAGATGTCGAAAGAGACGATCCAGCATCTCGCCGACATGGGCGATGCGTGGGAAACGCTCTGGAACAACGTCATCATTTGGAGCGGGGAAGCCCTGGTCGGCGTCACGACCGCGCTGGCGACCATGACCAGTTCGTGGGGGACCTTTGCCAAAGGCGTCGGCCTGGCGTTGAAAGACGTGGCGACCGGATCGTTTGGATCGGCCGCGGCGTTCCTGCAAATGCAGGCGGGACTGGATCAGGTCACGCAGGCGACGACGGCCACGACGACGGCGACGACCGCCGCCACCACCGCGACCGGCACCCTCGGCGGGACGATGCTGACGACGGCGCTGGTCCTGGAACAACGGAAGAAGGCCGAGGAAGCCGCGAAGGCGGCGACCGAGGCCCGCACGAAAGCGATCGCCGACGCCAAAGCGAAGGACGACGCGTACACCAAAGCCCTCGCCGACCAGAAGAAAGGGATCGACGCCCTGGTCACATCCTTTGGCGGCGGCGGGCTGGTCCAGAAGGCGAACGACTACCTCGAGGCCCTCGGGCGCAGCATCCCCGTCCAGAAGATGACCGCGACCACGCAGGCGGACATCAACCGCACGATGGCCGCGGCGATCGACGTCTACCTCCGGGCCGGCCAGGTCGCGCCAAAGGCGATGATCGACACCTGGGTCCAGACGAAGATCGCGACCGATAACGTCGTCGCGCTGACGTTCAAGATCGACGATCTGCGGCGGCGGTACCTGGACCTGACGCAGCTCCCCAAATTCGATCCCTTGTCGGTCGGGACGTCGGTCCCGCTCCCCGACGCGCCCGACGACCCGGACCGCGTCCCTCGGCTGTACCGCGACATTCTCTTAGTCACCGACGCCGTCGGCCGTCTCGGGGACACGGTCGACGGGCCGCTGGGCGACGTGTTCACAATGGTCGGCAATATCGGCGTCGCGCTGAACGACGGGAAGGTCGCCGCCGACGGGATGAAAACGGGCCTCGATCAACTGGGGACCGGGAAGACCGCTGACGGCCTCAGTACGGTCGCCGCGTCGGCCGTGACGCTGACCACGAATTTCCTGGCGCTCACCGAAGGCGCGGGCGTCCTGCAAAGCATCATGACGGGCGCCGCGATGGGGGCGTCGTTCGGCTGGATCGGCGCGGCGGTCGGCGGCGTCTACGGGCTGGCCCGCGGGATGCGGAACGCCGACGCCGCGGCCGGCAACCTGGCGCAAGCGCAAATCCGCCTGATTGGTTCGATCCCCGTCTGGGTCGACATGACCGAACATGCCGAGGCGTTCAACGCCGTGATTGAGGCGAACACGATCCAGGAATTGCAATACGCCTGGGAAGACTTTTCGGATGCCGTCGAAGCGTCACGACTCCGTGACGAGATCATCGACGCGGCGGGCGGCCTCGACGTCCTGCGAGCGGCGGCGCAAAGCGCCGGGTTTGACATCGAACGGATGTTGACGCTCAACGGCGACCAACTGAGACAAGAACTCGAGGGCCTGACCGAAGCCCTGCAATTCCAGGATCAGGCGATGGCGACGCTGGCCGAGACCGCGGAACGCTACGGGTTCACGATCGCCGAACTCGGCCCGGCCATGCAGGCGCAGGAACTCGACCAGCAAGCGCAGCAGCTCTTTCAGGACTGGGAAGTCCTGAACGCGGCCGGGATCGAAACGATCGACATCACGAATCGCATGGGCGCGTCGGTGTCCGACTACGTCAACACCGCGATGCGCCTGGGGTTTGAAGTCCCCAACGCGATGCGGCCCATGTTGGAGGCGATGGTGGAAGCCGGAGACCTGACCGACGCGAACGGCGACGCGTTCGCGTCCCTGGAAGACTCCGGGATCACCTTCGCGCTCACGATGTCGCAGGGGTTCCAACGCCTGATTGATCAGGTAGAGAAATTAACCAACGCCATCGCGCGTGGACTCGGCCTGGCGATCGAAAACGTCCCCGACGTCAACGTCGAAGGGCGCGTCACCTGGCGCGTCGACGACGTCCCGGCGTCGTCGACGATGCCCGTCGGGCCGGAACTGGAAGCCTACGCCCGCGGCACGGGCGGGTACATGAACTTCGGCACGGGGACGCCGGTCATCCTGCACGGCTGGGAAGCGGTCGTGCCGAAGGGTGACGCCGCGTCGCTCGCGACCATCACGTCGCCCGTCCTGACCGGGTCGTCCACGATCGCCGGCAATGTCACGCTGGTCGTCGAACAGGACGGCAAACAGACCGCGCAATGGATCGCGCCCTACCTGGCCGGCGAAGTCTACCGCCTGCGGCTCGCCTAGCTATGCCCACGTTCACCGTGACCATCGACGGCGTCCCACATCCGATTCGCGTCGGGTCGCTGTCGATCCAGGAAGTCGCGAACGGCATCAACACGCTGCGGGCGGCGTTCGTGTCGGTCGGCGGCGCGTTCCGGCCGGCCCTGGGCGCGGAGCTGGTGATCCTCCGCGACGGCGTCCGCGTGTTCGGCGGCTACATCGCGACGTGTCACGAGACCGGCGCGGGCGGCAAACCGATCACGACGATCGAAACGCTGGTCGACGCCGACAGCTACCACGTCATCGCCGATCGGCGCTTCGTCTACGTCACGATCCCCGCGGGCGCGACATTGAAAGAAGGATTGGAATTATTAGAACCGTACATCACGCCGTATGGGGGATCGCTGTCGGTCGCCCAGGCGGTCGGCCCGACGTTCCCCACCGACATCGTCTTTGCGGGCGACACGCTGCGGCAAGCGATCGACCGCCTGTCGCAACTGTCGGGGTTCGTCGGGGGGTTGGACTATTTCAAGGTCCTCCGCATGGTCGCGTTCGGCGAGGTCCTCGCGCCCTTCAACATCGCCGAGGCCGATGGGTCGCAAGTCGGCGACGTCGAAGTCGTGCGATCGCGGGCGAAATACTTCAACCGCGTGATCGTGAAGTACGGCGGGTCCGCGACCGCGCCCGTCGACCACGTCGACGCGTTCGTGGGCGACGGCGTCCAGGAGCTGTTCGATTTGACGTATCCGATCGTCGGGCCGGTCCCGCCGACCGCCGACGGGGCGGTCGGGTATGCGGTCGTCGACTACAACACGTACGAATCGCTCGGCGGGCTACTCGCCGTCGATCTGCTCTGGGAATACGACCCGGCCGCGTTGACCGTGCGGCGGCGGGCCTCGCCGCCCGTGGGGCCGTTTCAGGTCCGGTACTGGGTCCAGTATCCGCAGCTGGTCGCGGTCGAAGATGCCGCGGAAATCGCCGCGCACGGGATCTTTGAAACGGTCGTCGAGTACCCGACCGTGTTCAGCAAAGCCGAAGCGATCGCCCTGGCCGAGTCGCACCTGTCGGAGTTTCTGCAGATCCTGCAGACGGTCACGTTCCAGACCGACACCTTGGGCCTGCATCCGGGGCAGACGATCACGCTGACGCTGCCGTCACGGAACGTGGCGGGGTCGTACTTTCTGAGCGAAGTCGAACCCGCGCACCTGGCCGCGATGACCGACCTACGGACGCGCGTCACGGCGATCGACTCGGCGACGTTCCGCGGGTCGTATCGGCAGCTCTATGTCGACTGGCTCGGCGGCGGGGCGAAAACGTCCGCGAACGTCGGCGGGGCGGCGCCGCCGCCGTCGGGCGGCGGGGTGACCCCGATCCCGCCCGAAGGCGCGATCCAGTACTACCGCGGCGGCGTCCTGGGCGGGTCGGCGTCCTTCCGGTACCTCGAGGCCGAGACGTCGCTCGTCGGGGGCGTGGGCAGTACGATCACGGCCACGACCCCGTTCGACGGCTGCGTCGTCTTCGGCGTCGATTGTCATATCGCCGACGCCTAACAGAAGGACCGCACATGGCGCTCTTGTTCATGGACAGTTTCGATCACTACGTCACCGCGGACATCTTAGAAAAATGGAGTACCTACGCGGGGACGTCCGTCGCGATCAACGCGACGGGCGGGCGGCGGGGGAGTGCGTCGGTCCGGTTCCCCTCGGGCGCGCAGAGTTACGCCCTGCGGGGCATCACGACGAGCAGCAATACCGCGATCCTCGGGACCGCCGTCAAGGTCGCCAGTCTCGGGGCGCAACGCCTGATCGGCGTGTGGCACTCCCTCGTGGCGAGCGGCGGGGATCAGATCGTGATCGCGATGGCGGCCGATGGGTCGCTCAATGCCCAACGGGCCACGGCCGGGATTAGCGGGCCGGGCACGATCCTCGGGTCGTCCGCGGCGGGCGTGCTGTCGGCGGGCGTGGTCGCCTATCTGGAAGTGAAAGTGGTGTTGCACGCCAGTACCGGGACGGTCACCGTCCGGGTCAACGGCGCCTCCGTGCTGGCCCTGACGGGCCTCAATACCGGCAGTGGGCAAACGACCTGGACAGGGTTCTGGGTCGGCAGCGGCGGGACCGCGATCGTGACAGACCATGACGACGTGTACGCGCTCGACGGGAGCGGCAGCGCCCCGTGGAATGACTTCCTGGGGGATGTGCGGGTCGATGCGCGGCTGCCGACCGCGGCCGGCGCGACGACGGGCTGGACGCCGTCGGCCGGCGCGAATTGGGCCTGCGTCGATGACGCGGCCCCGAATGATGATACCGACTACGTCACCGCGGCGACGGCGGCGCTGACCGATACCTATACGGTCCAGGATGCGCCGGTCGCCGGGGCGACGATTTACGGCGTGCAGCATTGCCTGTCGGTAAAAAAGACGGATGCGGGCGCGTGTACCGTCGCGCCGGTCATCCGATCGGGCGGCGTGGATTACGTCGGCACAGCGGCCAACCCCGGCACGACGTACGGGTACGCGCTGTCGATCGCCGCCGTGAATCCGGCGACGGGCGTGGCCTGGACCGAGGCGGGGTTCAACGCGGCGGAATTCGGCGTCACGCGGACGGTCTGACCCGTGGCGCTCCCGGTTCGGATTTCCAGCACGAACGGGAAAAGCTACGGCGGAGCCACGTCGACGACGCAAGCGACCACGGCGTTTGCCGCGACGGCCGGGAATCACATTGCCGTCGCGGTGTGGAGCAATGGCGTCGCCGTCTCGAGTGTGACGGATACGGCCGGGAATACCTACGTCAAGGCCGGCGGCGACACGACGACCCTCTGGCTGGAACTCTGGTACGCCGAAAACATCGCCGGCCATGCGGCCAACGTGGTCACGGTCACGTACGCGTCCACGACGCAATGGCGCGACGTGACGGCGGTCCAGCATGCCGGGATTCGGACGACCGGATCGCTGGGCGCGTTCGCGAGTAACACGGTCGCGTCGGGGACGACGATTTCGTGCCTGCCGTCGGTCGCGTATCTCGGCGATCAAGTCTGCGTCGCGGCGGCCGAAGTGCGGGCCGCGGCGACGTTCACGTTTACGCCGGCCGGGTTCACGGCGCTGTTCAGCAATCAATCGGCCTCGATCGCCGCGCGCACCG